TTTTCAGTTGTACAGACGTTAGACGGCTCTAAGTCTTCGGGCTGGAGCTCGTTTTACATTTCTGGACAGAAGAACGCGTGGCAGACACGTGACGGAGAAGAGAAGCTGGCATACCTTGTGAAATGCAGAATCCTGCTGCGTTTGGCTTGGGGCCGAGATGCTATGCATCAGATGACGCCGGCTGAGATGATGAAGTTTGGCTTGTCAGACCCATTGTGGGCTCACTTAAAGGCTGAGCCTCATACGCCAAAGAAGGCGGAAGAGAATCGCTGGCGCGTGATCTGGGCCTCCTCTATTGTGGATGGCATGGTTTGTGCGATGACGCACCGCCACCAAGACAAAGTGGAGATTGCCGCTTTTCAATCTGGTCTTGTCGACACTTACCACACGCTAGGCATGGGTCACCACGACCTCGGCATTGCTCGTGTGGGCAAGGTTATTGAGCGCATCCAAAGTCATGGACTCGTGCAGGATGAGGATGCCTCAGCGTGGGACTTCGGAGTGCAGCGTGCATGGTTATACAGAGACATCGAGCGCCGCTGTTATCAGTACAAGGGACCGCACAGGGGCGTCTTTGAGGAGCTCGTTTGGTGTGAAGGTGCTAGCAACAGCGCACATGTTGTAGTTTATGGGAAGAAGGTTGTGGAAGTGCTCAAGGCAGGAATAACTGCTAGCGGAGTGCTTTCCACTTCCGCCCAAAATTCATTCATGCGCGCAGATTTAGCCTTTCTCTCCGGCGCCTCGGACGCAGTTGCAAATGGCGATGATTTGATTGCCAGCGGACTCGATCCAAAGCTGATTGAACAAGCCGGATACGTCTCTAAAGGTTTGTCTACTGCAGAAGACCACAACACTCCAGTGGAGTTCACCTCTCACAGTTATTTCAGGGAGGGAGGTAAGTGGTGCGCCAAGTATTTGAACTTCGAGAAACTTTTCGCGAGGCTATTGCTGGCGGGCAAGGCCCCAAGCTTTGAAGCCCTCTGCGGCTGTATGTTTGTGTTACGTAATTCTCCAGTACAAGTGAAATTGTTTGAGAGCCTGTGTATGGAATTCGGCTGGAGCCTGAAGAACGTCACGGCTATCGATCATGATATGTCGACGTGGTAAATGGGCCGTGCGCTCAATATCGTCGTGTGCAGCTTTGTTGCTGACCTGCGGACTGTGGTGTTTGACCCAGTTGGAAGTCCCCCTTGCGCAGGCCGGGCGCCAGAAGGTCGTATGTATCTTCTGGAAATTATTAAGTCTCACTGCACAGCCTTTTGCTGCATTTGTAGCCTGCTGTGTAACAAACATTGTTAGATTCCGTAATTGTCGCGGACTCCTCCACACAAAACTTTGATCTTACCGATCGCGCTTGTTTGCGCGGGCCCGCTATTCCGGGCGGTTTATCTCCCCCAGCAATATTCTCCAATTCTTATTAGATTGGTTACTTGTCCAATTCTCTAGCAACAATGGTGGCCAATTCAACTTATGTACCGAGTTTGGCATATGGTGCTGCGTGTCGTACAGAGCAGCAGATGTCGAGGCATACATGGACTCTGGCGAATCTAGCTACTATTAATGCATTTACCGTAACTGCTATAGACGCAACGTACAACCCAGACGAAGGGCCGCCGCACGCTTCCCAGGTCATTACCCCAGACTCTCTCATAATCTGGAGACCTTCCGGTGATGGTGCAGCGAATCTTCATGTGATTTCGTCGAAGCCTGGTTTACCAGACCCGCATGTGTTAAACAATAGTACGACCATCGCGGATTATGCTTCCCGGAACTTAAACACGTCTGAAAGTAATTCTGCACTGGATCCTAATGTCCGCTCAGTGTACGAAGACATGTGTGTCAGAGATTTAGATGCTAAGTGTGTCATTTCTATCAACATGGGTGGTGGCTATGCAACTCTGCGTGCGAAGCCATTATTGCATGCCCATTTCGGTAAGAATATCGACCAACTTTTGTCAGAACTGAAGACCGACATACATGATACTAAATCGTACAGGATTGGCTATGACAACAAGAAAGGTGCACGTATTGTCTTTCATCCTTGGCTTCAGAGCAAGAAAGCACTGGGTGAATGGACGTCTGAGCTTTCTGCTCCTCGACCTTTAGACGATGGCACTACAACTCTTCAGAACAATCCCACGTTCGGTTACTCTGATTCTTTCCCTTTCGGGGGTTGGATGATGTGCTTTTCCGAGCTTGCGCCCATGCTGAATTTAGGTGCTACTCCTACTATGACTATCGTTTCTCGTCTGGATGTTCAGGTTCAGCTAGACTCTACCGTCAATCATCTTCGTATTCGACAGCACAACTTGACGGCAAAGCAGTTACACGACCACCATGAAAAGGACAAACAGCCGAACGTGCATGCTTCACAGGGTGACGCCATGGCTCACGCATTTGAATCTGCAATTCAAAAGACTAAGCAAAAGCCCCCTGGCGGTGGTAAGGGCTTTCTAGCCAAGGGCAAGAAGTCCAAACCGCAGCCTGCCGCTCCGGCACCACGTCGAGACCTGAGACCACCAGAGGCAGCGTCATGGAAACCTTCGTTGAGGCCTTTGGCTGAGAAGGCCGCTGCCGTTATGAATACCGCAACGAGCAACAAGCAGTTGAGAGATGGTTTACTCAACATTGCATATCACGCTAATAACATACAGCGCGCTCGTTCTGGCGGGCAGAATGCCATAAGAAATGGGGAATTGCGCCGGAGACGTAGATAAACACTCTGAATAGCAAACTTCCGCTTCTTGCGTTTCTGTTTGATCACAATACAACCATAAACATCTTAAAATTGTGGAGTAATTCACATTCACTTTAATCTTTCGGGCCCCCCTTCGGGGGGGCCCTGCATA